GTGAATCTTCCATATCGATATGCCTCAGGCCATGCATGAGGTTTGAATGGCTCACTCAACCATAACTCACAGCCAACGATTGCAGCCAATTGACCGTTGTTACAGTACACCAAGTTCTTCGCGTTGTCAGGTAAGTTGTCGTATTCTTCTGTCATGCACTCATCGCCGTAGCCTGTACGTGCTTTATGCAGGAACGTACTGGTGCCGAATGGAACTTCACCAACTTCTAAGAACACGGGTTCCTGTTCTTTGCCATCGAAGTCTACCATTGTCACTGCGCAGTAGATTCTGACAGAGTCAATCTTATAGCCATCAGGAGCTGTTGTCAGAATATTAGACACAACAACATTATCACCATTATGACACTCAACTAGGTTACTCACTTCTGATGGGATAGATTCTTGGCACGCTGTTCCTTCACCGAGACACGTAACAAGAGTGTAGAAGTACTCACGCACCTCGCGAGCCATATCGAAATGAGCACCTGTCTGATGAGGCAACGGCTTGAAGTCAATTGCCTGTGCAGTCGGTGTTGTTGTCTCAGGGAAACCAAGTCTTACCCACTCATTATTACAAGCCTTAGACTTAAGGTTCTGTACTGGGTGAGGACCAAGCCCTGTTGCGACGACAATAGAGCATTCGTCTTCGATGATGTCGACTGATGCCTTACAATTATCAGACGTAATATAGCAGCAGTTATCAACGAATATATACTTGCCCGTTTTATCAGACACTTTCTTATTCGTTCTAAACGGCTTCAACGTACCATTAGATAAGTCAACGTCGAGCATCTTTGTTGCAGATGTCTCAGGAAGATTCCGCTCATGGAGACGCGGAACCAATCCAGTGAATCTTGTTAATTTCAATTCAGCCATAATCAACCACCACAGTTACAGTCAGGTGGACACTTATCAGCTAACTCAACCATGATGCGTTCTGTGATTCTTTCTGTTGGTCTATGGTTGACAGCAGCTGCCAGCCCTGTAGATTTCTCGCGCTTCTTACCACAGCATTTGTCGAGCATCTTACAATCTTCTTTACCACAACATTCACAAGTCATATCTTTCTCCAGTATTTTGATGGGTGTTCTGACTGAGGCCCTGTTCTGAAATCACGAGCCACGTCAATCTTAATTGAACTAATACCCTGGTTGAATTTCTTCTCGTACATTAGAGCCATTGTTTGGTCCGCGAAGTCGTACTTCGTCATCAGTATGCTCGCTAATGCGCCGTGCACCAATACGTCGTGATGTCTGTCATACAACAGTTTGTCTATCTCACACGTGTCCTGCGTAGGAGCTGCGTAGTAGACAATCTCAAGTGTTCCACCGTCAACCTTTGGAGGCTCGTCCAGCACTATTTTGTCTGGCGGGAAAAATCTGAAACCATCACATATACGTAACGGTTCAAAACATTTTTTGCGCTTACAACAACCATCACGTAATTCGACAGACTTCACATTGATAATCTGTTCTGAGCCCTGCTCAAGATAATAGTCAGTCACGCCGGTCTGAAGAGTAATCTTGATTGTTCGTTCGAGAAGTCTTGACTCACGAGCTATCGTGTATGCAGCTTGTCTGATGTACTCAATCGCGATTGAATCAGGAACCCCCTCTGCCACCAACGTAACGCGTGGCAGAATCTCGGCAATGTCAATAAACTCAACATCTCTCTCGTCGTTTCTAAAACAACAAAAGTCCGCTGGTGCGGACTTATTATTGCATTTAGGTCTGATACTTTGGCCACATCCGCAACCCATAATTTCCTACCTTATTTACTAATTTGTTTCTCAACTGCGCTCGCATATCCGAGATTTTCTAAGAACGCTCGGCGTCTTGCCTCAGATATTGCGCGGCTTGTTTGGCTTTCGTGCTCAGTGCCTAGTGCACGATATACTACGTAGTCGATGATACTTGAGTATTTTTGTGATACGTACCAAGGAACATCTGCCTCTAAATCAAAAGGAATTTCGCAAGGTCTAATTGCGCATGTTAAACGTGCCCAAGCATCTACACCTGGTTTCAATGGTGGGTGAACCTCAAACTTGTTTTCGCTGTTAGGTAATAGATTGAACGATTTTGGTTTGTCTGTTGCCGAACCAGTACCACAATTTTTCTTACCAAACGCCGTAGCTGCAGCAGTGTTTGTCTTACGTAACTCTTCAATTGTATTGCCATGTGCGTCTGTTAAAGCATCAACAGACAGAATTTTATCACAACAACACGGCTGCTGTAGTTCGCCCTCAGATAGTTTCACCACCATTGTTTTTTCAAATAGTGCTGGAACGAGTTGGAATAACTCCTCTAACGATTCATTGATGTAATCCGTTAGAATCTCGTCTTCAAACCGGTCTTTGTCTCGGTCGTTTATGTCGATGCGTATACGAGCGAGGACGTCCTTAAGTTTCATAGTGCTTCACCAATTAGTTGTCTAATTCAATTTCGCCGCCAGTCGCCTGACCACGTTTACCCTTAGCTGCTGCTACTGGTTCGCCGTTCTCGTCAACTTCGTGGATGTAGTCAGACTTGGAGTTTGAGCGTAACAATTTAGCTGTTACTGGGTCTGTTACATCGAACTCAATACCATTGACATGAGACGCAAATACTGATGTTGCCTTTTCCATTTTCATAATCCTTCTAAAAAGGCCCACGGTTAGGTGGGCCGATAATTATTATACGTTGTAACCGTACACTTCGAATACACGTGAGAACAAGTATTCGCCGTGCTCAGTTAAACCTTCAGCTGGAAGAGAAGTGATTTCTAATTCAATCGCGTTCACTTTGTCGGTGTAGAAACCGCCAACTGTGTTTGCATACACAACGGTTGTACGCTGTAAAGCTTTCTCATCAACAGTCACAGGGTCTGCTAATGTAGCTTCTTCAGGAGCTGCTTGAGCTGCTTTGATGCCGCGACAAACTTCGTCGTACTCAGATTTGTAGACGAAAACTTTCTCAGCATTTTGAGCACCACTTAATTCAACAGCAGGTTGAATCTTGAAGCCTAAACCAGCTACTACTTCGCGAGCATCAACTTGCACAGCTGTTACGCGTGAGTGGTTAGGGTTTAAGAAGATACGCAACTTGTCGCCAACTTTTAAATCTTCTGGGCCTTTACCGTAGCGTAAGCTTAAACGGTTCAATAAAGTTTTTAAGTCAACTTTATCACGGTAGTTGTACGCACCGTCAACACGGTTATCCGGTTGAGCTACAAATGGAAGATTTGTATCAGGGTCATGGTCTGCACAGTTACCTGATGGGCAACCGCAGCTAGCACCTAATTGTGCGCGCATTGTGTTGGTGTTTTTACCACCTGCATATAAGTTATAAATAGCCATGAGTCACGCTCCTTAGTCTAATACTACTGCAAGAACTGCAACGCTGCGACCAGAAAGAACCGCAGTGTCGAATGTATAGTTACCAATTAAGTAAATATCGTTCAACACAGTGTCCCATTCTAAATAGCGTAAATCAGATGGGCTCGCAATATGCTCTGGGTTAGCAATAATTACATACTCAACTGTACGGCCGTTTGGTAATTTACGACGCGGCATGTATAAACTTGAGTACACTTCAAAACCGAATACTGGGTGCAAGATGCCTGAGATATTCGGGTTGTTGTCTGGGCAACATAAGTTCGCACCAGTAGCTGCTTGTTCAGAACGTAAGCGTGTGTAGAAACCAGGTGATGCAACAACACGTAATTGTGATGTGCCGCACATGATACCAGCTTCCATTAACGCTAATTCAGCACGCTCTAATGCAGCAGTCGCAGAGATTTTGCCTTGGCCTTTACCAATCAATAACGGATTAGTAACAGAACCTAAGTCGATGTTGTGTGATTGTAAACCAGCTTTGTTACCTTGGTTGAATGACGCGGCTTGTGAAACAATCATACGGAAGCCGTAGCCTTCAGATAAGTTACGCAATGCTAAACCTAGCATTTTTTCGTAACCATCTTGAACTTTCTTCCAGTTATCTGCAATTGATAACGCTTCTGCACGGGAGAATTTTTTCTTGATGTCAATATCTTGGCAGATAGTGATTTCACCAGAGCGGAATGGGTTATCAGGTTCCCATGTTTCACCGTTGAATTGGTTACCAGTGAACTGACCAACTTCAATACCTTCTAAGATTGTGTAGTGCGCAACAGGTGCACGGTCTAAACCTAAGCTTTCGATTGTGTAAGCAGGGTTAGAAATTTTAGCAAGGGTTGAACAGTTAATTGCTTCAGAAATTACGATGTCTGTAACGTGGTCCGGGATATATAGACCTTCAACACCTTGATAATCTGCAGCCTTATTTTTAAATGCATAAGACATGTGTTATACCTCAATTGTTAATTTGATTCTTCGTGTCCAGCTAAGTATTCACGCAAGCCCTTTGTATCACCTCGTACTTTGAAGCGGTTCACAGCAATGTGGAATTCCTCTGATGAGACTTTCTTTTTACCATTGCTTGAAGGTCGCGAGTATGTTGGTGTGGTATTACGCGGCGGGACTGTTGGATTCGACGCAGGCTCTTCCGGAGTCTGGTTCTTAGAAGCCTTATACTCACTGATTAGGTTTGCAATGAATCCGATGCGAGATACATCGCGCTTTGCTCCAATATCGTCCATTACAGATAAAGCAGTGTTGCCGAACCAGTCGGTCTTACCGCTTGCGTATTGAATGAAGTCCTCATCAGCTCGTAATGTGTGAGCTTCTGGAATTTGACTACGTACAGAACTTGCCCATTCTTTTTCAAGTGTCTTAGCAGTCATATCCTGGAATCTCTTATCGATTTCAGCGCTGACATCAACTGGTGGGGTGGCCGGTCTTGTCTTAGCCAGAATCTTAGTTAGTAGGTCGGTTGCGTCGTCGCCAAAAGTATCGGAGAGTTGTCTCTTCTCTTCTTCAGATAGAAAGTTCTCTTTCTCTTTTTGTTGATACGCTTCAAGACGTCTACTCGCCTCTTCTAATTGTCGCTGAGCCTGCTGAGC